ATCGGTGGTGATCTCTAGGAAGCGGCCGACGTCGGCCGCGATCTTCCTAGCGGTGAGCTCGGCTATGTTGGCCGCCCCGACGGTCAGCTTTCCTACGTCGAGGTTGCTGATCTGCTCGCTGGTGACTCGCATCCGCTCCCACGAGGAGCCGTTCCACTTCCACTCCGCGACGATGTCGAGGGTCTGCGCGTCCTGGACCCGGACCGTGTCTCCGGGGGTCTCCCCCCGGAAGGGGGGCTCCGTGTCCGAGGTGCCCCTGATGTAGAGCACCGTGCCCAATGAGGAGCGGATTCGCCGGACGGCCGACTCCATGGTCGCGGCCGTCAGCCTGGAGACCGACTTCGAGTACTCGTCGCCGGCCTCCTCCCAGCGCCAGCCCTTCGGGGAGTAGACGACGGTCGACCCCTCTGCGGTGCGGGAGTTGCTGGGGAGAGACTGGCCAGGCGAGGCGAAGGCGGGGACGGTTACGTACTGTCCCCCGCGGGCACCTTCAGGCGCGGCGGCTGGATTGATCGGCCCAGTCATCAGGCGGCCTTGATGATGTAGGGAAGGCCGAAGTACGGGTCACGTAGGTCGATGGGCTGCGACCCTCCGGTGGACGCCGCGATCGGGGACCGCTCACTTGAGGAGGTGCCCGTAGAGGTCAGATAGGTGTATCCGGACGATCCGATACCGATGTCCTGGTTGGCCGTACGGGCCTGGAACCTCTTGGACTGGTCCGAGGACTCCCCGATCTCGTGAGTGTGAGCGGGAATCTGGGCGATGCTCAGCGTGAGGAGAGTGTTTCCGCCCTTGTCGCCGGGGCTGTACTTCGTGCCAGTACCGACCACGGACCGCTCCCGGATGTCCGGAATGCGGAAGTCCCCGGAATTGGTAGAGCCGTAGGTGGTTCCGATGGCAGCGAACAGTGCGGGGTAGGCGCTCCTCTGCAAGACCCGCCCGTCGCAGCGGAGCCACCCCTCAGGGTCGCGGTCTGCCCCGAACATCGCAACGGTCCCGACAGGGATCGCCTTGGCCAGCTCGGTCCGAATAGCCTGAGCGATCTTCTTGACCTCCTCCAGGACCTTGGCAGGCTGCCCCTGGACGACGGTCTCCAGGGAAGTGACCCCGCGAGTGGCGGAGGAGATGCCGTCCTCGATCCGAATGAGGTCTGCCGCAGTGATACGGGTCTCATTGGCTCCGAACCCGTCGCGCCACTGCTTGGTGGCGACGTACTCCTTCATTACCTGTCTCCTTCTGCTCTGAGGACGAATACTCGCCCGTCGGGTGAGATCCACATGCTGGAACCTATTGTCCCACTATCTGGAGGGATGGGTCCTGAGGTGACCAAGTTGGTGGCCACCTGGGTCATGGCCTCGGTGAGGTGCTTCATCTCCTTGAGGGTGCCCTCACGGGCGGCCTGCTGCATCGCGTCGCTGCCCGCCAGCTTCCTCTCGACCTCGCGGGCGATGGCGTCAGCGTCAATGTTCTGCTTGAGGGTGATGTTGCTAGGGGCGCTCCAGGCCGACCTGTTCCCTGCGCGGTCGTAGGTGCGCAGGCGCACCTCGTACTCCCGGATCTCGTACCCGGCCAGGGAGATGCGCTGCATCGGGGACGGCATTGAGGCCACCACTGCCGGAGGAGTCCCAGGCAGCTGCACGCTGACCTCCGCGCCTGCGAAGTCCCCCGGCATGCCTCCACCGTCAACGCTCAGGAGGTCCCAGAACACCTGTAGGACTCCGAGAGTCTGGGAGAGCTGCGGCTTTGAGGGGACCGGGGGCGCGGACGTGTCCGTAGCCATGGTCGCGATGGTCTCAGGCCCCCAGGAGCCGACGGCGTCGCGCGTGACGGCCCGGACCTTGAAGGCGTACCGGCCGCCGGGGGACAGGCCTTCTACCTCCCCAGAGGTGTTGTTGGACGTGAGCAACCGTCCGGTGGGGTAGGGGATCTCGCGGACCGAGATCTCGTAGCCGATCACGTCCACGGCCACGCCCAGGGTGTCCGTGGTGACCGCCTGCCACTCCAGGGACGCCACTGCCTGCGCGTAGCCCAGCGGCCCGATGACCGCCGTCGAGGAGATGACTAGCCCCTGAGGAGGGAGGGGCCAGTGCTTGCTAGGAGTCGCCTCGGGCCTGGGGTTCTGGCCGTCGGAGGTGGCGGCTCCGAGCACGCCTTTCTGGCGCTTGGCCAGGCGCGACAGGACGTCGTCGAGCATGGTGCCGAAGGTCGTGTGGCCCTGGCAGCGCCCGTTCTCGGTGACCGAGATGGAGATCTGAGTGACGCGCATGCGCTCAAGACCGGAGCCCCGCTCCACCCGGACCCAGTCACCGAGGGAGTAGTCCTCGAAGGGGAGCCACTGGAGGTCGTCCGCCTCCCACTCTCGCTTCACCTCGGCGGCGGGAGTGGCCCCGGTCTTGAGGGTGAGGTCCGCCACGCGGCGGGCCGTGGACTCCAGCTCGACGCCGCCGGCGCTGACCACCTTCTCCGTACGGGGAAGGTTTGGCGGAGCCTCCGGGTTGGGGAAGGTCCACGTACGCCCCTCGTCGCCCTTCACGAGGACGTGGGTGCACAGCTGAGACCAGTCCAGCTTCTCGGGGGCCGACGTCGTCCCGGCCCCCAGGCGCCACACGACGGAGGTGTTCTCGCGCTTCAGGGCCGAGTCGGCGTTGTAGACCTGGAGCGTACGGCCCCGCCACCGGTAGTCGATCATGCCCATGTTCATGAGCGTGTCGAGGACGGACTTGAGGGAGACCGTAGGGTCGAAGGCCAGAGTGGTCTTGGTAGCCCACGGCTGGCCGGCCGAGTCGGTCGCGAGGGAGGCGTCCAGGGACAGCCCAGCGCCCCACCCACGCTTTACGGCGGCGTCCCACAGGGTGTGCAGTATCTCGCCGGCGTTGCGTGAGTTGAACTTGTACTTGCCGTCCTTGTCCTTGGCGACAGGTGGGACGTTCCAGACGAGAGCACCTTCCAGGCGGTGCCCGATGTGGATCAGGTCCGCCTTGCGGTGCTCCGTGCCGTCGTCCACCAGGTTCCACTCGGAGGACAGGTTGATGAAGCGGCCGTTGTATGGCTCGTGCCAGGTCTGGCCGTCGTAACTTAGCTCGACGGCGATCTCCACGGCCTCGTCAAGAAGCTCACCGCGCACGCCTAGGCCGCCGTTCGGGTATGACAGCGTGAGCGACGGAGTGGCCTGCCTGGGGCAGGTGAACGTGCCGGCCAGGGCGTCCGGGAGGACGCCCAGCCGCGCCCCGGCCTGCTCGTAGGCGACGTAGCGCATGGACAGGCCCTCTGGAAACGCGGGATTGCGCGGCATCAGTAGGCCGTCCTTCCGCGGAAGCTCCCGGATGTTCCGGTCAGCGCCATAGAGATACGGCCGTCAGCGTCGGGCGTGGGCCGGAACCCTCCGGGACTCATGGAGATCTCGCCATCAGCCGAGCGGGCGCCCGGCTGAACGTCCCAACCGTCGCCAGGGTTCTTCCAGGCCCGGTAGCCGGCAATGTCGACCAGCAGCTTCTCCCCGCTGTTGAGGGTGCCCGTGAAGGTGAACGAGGAGCCGGAGACGTTGTCCTTGACGGTGCAGGTGCCTGCCGTCGGCTCAAGGAGGAGCCTCCCGTCCGGGATAGGCATCACGCAGCCGTTGAACTTCGACAGGTCATTCAGCGGGGCTACGATGTCCTCAGTCCCGCGCCACAGCCCGGAGACGATCTCGTAGGTGACCGTGAACGAGATCGTCTCCGAGTGCGGATCGAAGTGGGGGTCCAGCGAGGACTTGAGTCGTACCTGAGCCTCCCGAACCGGAGCCTCCTTGGGCGTGTACCGAAGCGTCTGGAGGCGTCCGAAGGCGTACAGGTGTCGCGACAGGCCCTGATAGTTGCGCTCCAGGACCTCCAGGCCCTCCTTGCAGCGATTGCCGTTGCGGCCGTCGGACCAGGAGAACACGGTGAACTTCAGGGCGACGGTGGCCGACTTCAGAACGGCGGCAGCGGTCGGCAGGACCCCGAACCGGCCGGGGACGCTCACAGAGGTGGTCCAGGGCTCGCCGCGGGTCGACAGAGTCGTCCCCTCGGCGAGCACCCAGCGCTGACGTTCATCGTCCAGATCGACGCCGTCCAGTGAGTAGATGG